ATCACGGTTGAACTTCCTGCGCTTGGCACAAAGGATTTTTATACCATCGCAGCTGCGCAGACTGCTGGCGCCATCAGCTTCCAGCATGACCAAACCGCTGGCAAGATTGCCACATTCACGGCCAGCAACTGCGCATTTGATTCACCAACGCTGGAAGACGGTGATGGTATTCAGCACATTGTGCTGCCATTCCGTCCGCTGCCTGGCAGCAGCGGTAACGATGAAGTTTCCATTGCACTGACCTGATGGGTTTCATCCTTGAGCAAACGCCGACCTTCTCCTGGCCGATCACGATTCGGGAGCAGGTAGACAACGGCCGATACCGCACGCATACGTTCGAGGCAGTCTTCAAGCGGCTGCCGCAGAGCAGGCTGGAGGATCTTGCAATCAACTTCCAGCAGCTGCGCCATGCCGTCAAAAACGACGACCTGATTGATCGGATCCCTACCAGGGAGATTGCCAGCGAGATATTGGTGGGTTGGAGCGGCATCTTTGAGGCCGACAACACCACGCAGATCCCGTACTCCGAGGAGACCAAGGCGCAGCTGCTGGAGGTGGCCACTGTTGCTGAGATGTTGGTGCAGACCTACATCGAAAGCGTGGAGAAGGCCAAGGCAAAAAACTGACCGGCGCCGTGGATCACCTATTCCGCGGCGAGAAGCCAAACGATGACCTGCTGGCTGACGCGGCAGAGTATGGCATCGAGCTGCCGGAGTCTATGTTTGCGCCGCAGCATTTCAAGCTGTGGCCTGAACATGCTGAGGTGGTCGATCTGTTCCTGCGGTGCATGACGCAGTGGCGTCCTACCAGCAATGGCGTGATCGGTCTGGATTATGGAGTGGTGCTGCAGCTTGCTAGCCTGTATAAGATCAGCGACCCGGCCGTAGTGCTGGAGGATTTGCAGGTGATGGAACTGCACGCCAGGGCGCAGATCAACAAGCAGTTGGAGAAGCGCTGATGGCCGTGATGGAAGCGCTGCTGAAGATCAAAGCATCGGTTGATGGCGAAGGTGCTGTGACGGCACTCGCCAAGGGCATCGGTGGCTTGAAGAAAGGTGCAGAGGATGCCAGCAGCGGCCTCGGTGGAATGCTCAAGAGCGCCGGCGGCCTGAGCGGTGCGCTGGGCAGCCTGGTGCCATTGGTGAGCGGCGTTGGCTTGGCGGCCATGGCCAAGGGTGCCATTGATGCAGCGGACAATCTGAATGACCTGTCGCAGAGGACAGGCGTCAGCGTTGAGAGCTTGAGTCAATGGCAGCAAGCGGCTGAAGCAGGAGGGACAACTATTGATGTCGTTGTGAAGGCAATGACAAACCTGTCTCGTGGGATGGTTGCAGCTGCCGGTGCAACTGATGAGTATGGGCAAACAGCTGAGCAGGCGCTGCAGGATGCAACGCAGGCGGTAGAAGATGGCGAGGATCGTCAGGTTCAGGCGGTCCAGGATGCTGCCGACAAGCGGCTGGCGGCACTTGAAAAAGAATCAGACGATCGACTGCGAGAAATCAACAAGCGATACAAAGCAGAAGCAAGACTGCTGGGTGATTCGTTTGATGATCAATCAAGACAGGAAGCCGATGCAGCGAAAGATAGACAGCAGCAAGAGGAACGCGCAATCAAGCGTCAGTTTGATGCGCGTGCCAAGGCAATTAAGGATGATAAGTATCTGACTGACCAGCAGAAGGAAGCAAAGCTGCAAGCATTGCGCGACGAGGAAGACAATGTTTTGAAGGCGTTGGATCGTGGCTACCAGCAGCAGCAGACGCAACGCACACGGCAGTTTCGTGATGCACAGCAGCAACAGGAAGATGCGCTTGAAGAGCGCAAGCGTGCCGAAGAAGAACAGATCAAGACCCGAATCAATACAGAGAAGAACCTGACCAAAGAGCACGCCGATGGCCAGGTGAAGCTGATCAAGCAATCAAGCAAAGAGCAGATCGAGTCCTTGAAAGAACTGGCTGAAGGGCCAAAGGGTGTAGCTGCAGCATTAAAAGAGCTTGGCATCAGCTCAGTGGATGCTGCGGGCAAGTTAAGAGACCCAAGCGATGTGATGAAAGACATTGCCGACAAGCTGAGCGCAATGCCAGATGGAGCGAAAAAGACAGATCTGGCATTTCGGCTGATGAAAAAATCAGGCGGCGAAATGATACCCGTATTAAATGGCGGCAGGGAGTCTATTGAGAAGTTTATCCCTACGATAACAACAAAGTTTGCCAGGCTTGCCGATCAGTTCAACGATAAAACAGTTGAGCTGATGGCCAACATGATGCAAATCAGCGTGAAGCTTGGCACTGCATTGATGCCAGCACTCAACACAATCACAGATCTGGTCATCTCGCTGGCCACTGGTTTCAGCAGCCTGCCGGATTGGATGCAAGGCACCATCGCAGCCGTTGGCGGCCTGGTGATTGCGCTCGGGCCGCTGGTGCAGGTGATCAACGGTGTGCTCATGGCAGGCAGATTCCTGATGGCGCTTAAGATTGGCGCCATCATCGCCACCTGGGCATCTGCTATTGGCCCCGCGATGGGCGTCATCAGCGCTGCATTCACCGGCCTGCTGGCCTTCCTGAGCGGCACCGTGCTGCCAGCGCTGCTGGCGTTCTTCTCTGGCCCTGTCGGCTGGACAGTGCTGGCCGTGGCGGCGGTGGTGGCGATGGCCATCGCATTCCGCGAGCCGCTGGGCAAGTTCATTACCTGGCTTGGCAGTGTGTTCAAAAAAGGATGGGATGGCTTTGTGAACAACATCCTGAAAAAGCCAATAGAAAACTACTTTAAATGGTGGCGCAAGAACTGGGAAACGGCCGCGGGCTTTGTGACAGGAGTATTCGGCAAAGTAAAAGGAGCCGTCGTCACAGTGTTTGGTGCAGTCACTGGCGTCGTTCGCGGCATCATCGCCGGTGCGTTTCGTTTTGGCGCAGAGCTGTTCAATAACTGGATTGCAGCACTAAACAACATTCTAAAAGGGTTGAGGCAAATCCCATTCCTTGGCTTGCGATTGCTGCCACTGTTGACACCTATCAAAGTTCCAGCATTTGCTGAAGGTGGTTTGGTCACAAGACCCACCATCGCAATGGTGGGTGAAGGCGGAGAGTCTGAATACATCATCCCAGAGTCCAAGATGGACAAAGCGCTTGACCGCTTCATGGTCAAAGCGCAAGGCATCACAGCCGGCACGCGCGACATCAGAATCGACGTGACCACCGGGCCGGTTGTTCAGTTCGGCGGTGAGCAGTACGTCACCCTCAGCGACATGCAGGCCGCCATGCAGGCCACCGCCAGGAGCGTGCTAAGCAGCCTGCGCAATCCATCAACGCGCATCTCAGTGGGGCTGGCCTGATGGCACGCGCGCAAGCCCAGTACCTTCGGATTTACTCAGCCGCTGGTGTCACGATCAACCGCTGGCAGAGCTACTACAGCAAGGCCGTGCTGCTCAATGGTGATCTCTGGCTCAGCGTTGCATTCACAGCGCAGGGCTTTACAGAAGGCGCCAGCGGCGTTGAATCTGACATCAGCATCACAGCGCCTGCGACCGGCATTGTGGTGGCGGCATTTGAAGCAGCACTTCAGAATGCCTATCTGGTGGATCTGACCACCTATCAGTTCGATGCGCTCAACGGGAACGATGTTCCGCAGACAGGGCAGGAGCTGATCGCGTCATACACCGGTCAGGTGGTGGGCGGCAGCGGCAGCCTGACCAGTCTTGAGATGACCCTGGGCGCACCGGTTGCCGCTGTTGGCGCTCAGGTGCCACCACGCACGCTGACCAGCGCGATCATGGGCACAGGGTTCCGGCCATGACGTTCAGAGGATCGACCACGCTCAGCGCTCCATCAGCCGCGCCTAGCGGTGGCGGCAAAGCGCTTGACATTCCGTTCTTTGCGCAGGACCTGAACCCAGCGCCGGTCATGAGCATTCAGACCGGCATCGTGCCACCACCTGCCACGTCACCACCGGCGGCGGTGACCAGGCCGCTGGACGTGGCACAGAAAGCCGCCAGCCTGGGTGATGTGGTGCCGATCGTCTTCTGCCGCCAGGTGGCCGGTGTTGGCGGTGTGCTGATCAGCCCCAGCGCTACTGAAGCGCGATTCGTGAACAGCGCCACCAACCAAGTCACAGCGTTCTACTTGCTGGTCTTGGGCGAGGGATTGATGGATTCGATCCCGGTGCGTGATGTGTTCTCCGGCGGTTGCCGCCATGGCAGCCACACCCAAACCTTCAACCGTCGCGCCGGTGATTGGATCCCAGAGAATGCCATTGTGCAGCGCAGTGGCTACACGCTGCCAAACTGCCCGCAGAACTGCGGCAGCATTGGCAGCTACCCAGGCATCTCAACGCTCAGCTTCTCGCGGCAGGTGGCTGATGGCTCGACGCTGTGGGACCGGCAGGTGCATCTGTTCATTCGCGGCGGCATGTATGTGCAGCGGTTGACGGATCAGGCCTTTGGCCCGAGCGATAACTTTGCAGACCTGACCAACTGGCTGCTTGCCAACATCGGCGGATTGAATGCCAACCTGATCGATACAGCAGGCCTGACCACGGTCGCGCGATTCCTCGGCGCCAATGGTTTGAAGTGTGACTGCGTGCTGAAGGAAAGCATCAACTACGAGGAGCTGATCACGAAGTGGGCGCCCTACTTTTTGGTGCGTGCCAGCCGCGTGCAAGGCAAACGCGGCCTGAAGCCGCTGGTGCCAACGCTGGAGGATGGTTCAGTCAACACCACCAGCTCAGTGGCGGTGTATCAGTTTGATGAGGATACGATCCTGCTGGATTCGTTCCGCATCGAATACAGCGACCTGACGCAGCGGCAGCCATTCGTAGCGCAGGTGATGTGGCGCCAGCAGGCAGAAGATGACATCGGCATTGTTCGCACCGTGGAGCTGCGTTACTCCGACACCGCACGCACGAACCTATCAATCGAGACCCATGACCTCAGCGAGTTCTGCACCAGCGGGATGCACGCTGCCAGGTTTGGCGCCTACCTGTTGGCCAGCCGCGTGAACATCACCCACTCAGTCACGTTCAAGGCAAGGCCCCAGGCGCACAACGTCAGCGTGAGCGTTGGCGACTTGGTGCGCGTCAAGCTGCCGCGCGCATCGGTAGGCGTTGGCGAGGCTGTGCATGACTTCCTCTATGAGGTGGTCACCATGGGCAAATCACTGGAAGGTGTGG